ACAAGGAATAAGGAGGTATCACCATGAACATTATCTGGGCAAACCGCCTGATTGCAGGCACTAAGACTTGGGCAGAGATGCCCGCATCCCGCCGCGCCGGTGTCAAGAAAGTTCTGGCCGAGCGCATAAACAAGGGCGAGATCACCGCCGAGGATTACAAGCGCATCACCGGTGACGACTATGACGTGGCCTGAGCTGTGTGAGAAGCTATTGACCCGGCTTGAAGCGCAGGGCGAGAACATGAGCACCGAGCGTGCAGAGTTCGGGGTGCTCATGGTGGACTGTGCCATGCGCGGGTGCGGGGCCGATCCGGGCATGAAGGGAGATGGTAGCAATGGCGATTAAAGCCTATTCGTATGCGAAGGACGGGAACAGAAAGCTCTCCGCAAATTTTGCGGTGAAGGAGTTCCGCTGCAAGGATGGGAGTGACCCGATCTTTATTGACGATGAGCTTGTGACCCTGCTGCAGAAAATCCGGGATCATTTCGGGAAGTCTGTGACGATCACGAGTGCATACCGTACCGCCGCCCACAACAAGGCGGTGAAGGGGGCAACCTACAGCCAGCATTGTTACGGCAAGGCTGCGGACATCCGGGTGCAGGGCGTGGGTGTTGAAGCTGTGGCTGCCTATGCCGAGACCCTACTGCCGAATCGTGGCGGCATCGGGCGCTATCCTGTAAAGGCGGGCCGCCCTGCTGGTTGGGTACATATCGACACCCGCGCGGCAAAGAGCCGGTGGGTAAGCTGAAAGTAGGAGGAAAACAGTATGGAGAACATTCTGAAAGTTTTTCTGATGGCATTCCCTGAATGGCTGGCCTGCATCTTCATGGTGGTCGGCCTTGTGGTCACGGCGCTGGCGGCGGTACGTCTGGGTTACGGCCTTGTGGTCGCAAAGACCGTGTACAAGTGGATCGTCAACGCGGAAGAAAAGTTCGGCGCGGGTGCAGGCGCAGAGAAGAAAGCGCACGTTATCGCGGTGCTGCGCGGCTACACCCCGGACTGGCTGGACTGGGCAATCAATGAGCGGACGCTGGATTGGATCGTACAGCTTGTGTTCGACTTTACCAAGAAGAAGCTCGAAGATTACATGGCAAAGAAATCCGTGGAAACCACCACTGTGGCCCGTTTCGGTAAGGCGGGGGAGGACAAGCGTAATGACTGACGAGGAACTGGAACATCGCCTGACAGCGGTCGAAAACCGTGCACAGAGCAACACCCACCGGCTGGACGAGCTGGGGAAGCTGACCGATGCAGTAAACGGCATGAACACCAATATCAAGTTGACCATCCAGCAACTCGAAACCACAAACCGGAGCCTTGAAGTTGTGACGGCACAGAACAAGAAGCAGGACGACCGCTTGACCGCGCTGGAAAAAGCCCCCGGAGTATTTGGAAACAAACTCTGGTGGGCGGTCATTGCGGCATTGATCGCAGGCTTTGTTGCATCTGAATTGGCAAGGTATCTCCACTAAGTAAAGCAATGCCCCGCTGGCATCCTGACGGATTGCTGGCGGGGCATTTTTTGTTTGCGCAAAGATTACAAAATAATTACAGATTATGCGGTGCGCCACAAACGGGCCGAAAATTGGTGCTCAACCAGTGAAAAGTAGCCGGAAGCCGCATAAAGGGAATAGTTCGCTTGTTGATGTGCAAGGTGGACCAAACAAAAATAATCCGAACTTGTTTCCGATAGGAGATGGGTTCGGATTATTTGTTTTCTTCGGAAAATTAGCGTTTGCGAAGCAATGAAAGCCCCAGAGGGGCTTTTAAGCGACAGAACGGTCTGCGTTAGCAGATGGAGGGGCCTTGCCCCGACAAGTTCCATGTAGGTGTCCGTGGAAGATGAAATCCGAAATCATAGATTGACCGACATAAGCTACGACATGATTTCAGGAGGAAACGAACATGAAGTACGATGCAAGTGCTTGTCATTTCAACATGGACACCGGGTGCGTGGAACTGCTGCTCCGGGATGGGAGAATAATCTCCATCGACTGCACCGGGGTCGAGAATGCACTGGACGTGACCATGGCGCAGAGGTCGGAATTGGATTACCTCATCTACAATGATCCGCTGGGCTATGCGGACTTGATTCTGAACGGTGACCCGGAGGGATACTTGAAAAACGTAACCGGGAGCCATGGGTTAGAAGATTAAGAGAAATGCCGTTCCAAAAGCAACTGGAACGGCATTTCTTATTTTTCGCCATTCGGAATCTTCTGTCCCCGCAGCTCCTGTCGGATGGCACGGAACTGCTCCGGCACATCCGCATCGGCCATCGCACCGGGGACATCCACTGTCCCAGCGGCTTTGGCAGCTTCATAGAACCAGCATTTATACTCCACGGTTTCCAGCGTATGCTGTAACTGCTGGATCTGCTGGGTGAGCACCTCGCGCTGATGCCGGAACATTTCCAGCCGGGTGTCAATGGTGTCGTCTCCCTGCATGGAAAGCTCAATATACTGCCGGATATCCTTGATGGACATTCCGGCTTTTTTCATGCAGCGGATGACCTGCAGCCACTCGAAGTCGTTTTCACGGAACATCCGAATGCCGCCGGAGGAACGCTCCACAAAGGGAAGTAACCCTTCTTTGTCGTAGTAGCGCAGGGTGGAGGCAGGTACGCCCAGCTTTTGTGCCATTTCGCCTACGGTATAGATCATCTGAAACCTCCGTTTTTTCAAAAAGCCCTTGACTTAAAGTGCGCTTTAAGTTGTATGATAAAATCAAACTTTATCAACATCATAATGCGGATGCACTCTGCTGTCAAGGAGGTTCCTATGAGCAAGAAGGTATTGATTTTGTCTGGCAGTCCCCGGAAGGGCGGTAACTCTGATATTCTATGCGATGAATTTCTGCGTGGAGCACAGGATGCCGGGCACAAAGCAGAAAAGATCCGGATCGCTGAGAAAAAGGCGGCTCCCTGTTCCGGCTGCTACTACTGCAGCACCCACGGTGGAGCCTGCGTCCACAAGGATGATATGGCAGACATCCTGCAAAAGATGATCGATGCCGATGTCATTGTGCTGGCAAGCCCGGTATACTTCTACTCCATCAGTGCCCAGTTGAAGACAGTAATCGACCGTACCGTGGCACGGTGGCTTGAGGTCAAAGACAAGGAATTTTACTACATCACCACCATGGCAGACGAGGAAAAAGCCTCTGCGGACACTACGCTGACCTGCTTCCGGGGCTATGCAGACTGTGTGGAAGGTGCCGTGGAAAAAGGCGTCCTTGTAGCAAGTGGCGTTTACGAGCCGGGTGCGGTGCGAAACACCTCTGCAATGGCACAGGCTTACGAGATGGGGAGGAATGTGTAAAATGGCAGTAAAACAGACAGCAGGGCGGGATGCTCTGGGCGAATTTGCACCAAAATTTGCAGAACTTAACGATGAGGTACTATTCGGGCAGGTGTGGAGCCGAGAGGATAAACTCTCCCTCCGGGACCGCAGCCTTGTGACGGTGGTGGCACTGATGGCGCAGGGACTGACGGACTCCTCGTTTCGGTATCACCTGACGGCAGCGAAAAACAACGGTATTACCCGGTGTGAGATTGCAGAGATCCTGACCCATGCGGCGTTTTATGTAGGTTGGCCCAAGGCGTGGGCGGCTTTCCGCATGGCAAAGGAAGTCTGGGCAGAGGACGCTGCAGAGGATGCCAAGGCAAAGCACCAGAGTGAAATGGTGTTCCCCATCGGTGCATCCAACGACGGTTTTGCACCATATTTCAGCGGAAAAAGCTATCTGGCACCCCTGTCCACCGCACAGGTTGGCATTTACAACGTCACCTTTGAACCGGGCTGCCGGAACAACTGGCACATCCATCATGCCGCAAAGGGTGGCGGGCAGATCCTTGTCTGCGTGGCAGGCCGGGGCTACTATCAGGAATGGGGCAAAGCTCCGCTGGAGCTGCATCCGGGCGATGTGGTGAATATTCCCCCGGAGGTCAAGCACTGGCACGGTGCTGCACCCGATTGCTGGTTCTCTCATCTGGCAGTGGAAGTGCCCGGTGAGGGCACCTCTAACGAGTGGTGCGAGCCGGTGCCGGAAGAAACCTATAAGGAGTTGCGGTGATGCGTTTTGGCGTACACCCAACCATGATGAAACAAAAATAGGGTGCGCCCTGCGGACGCACCCTGCCAAAAGCCACAGACGATAGCGATATGTACAACAGGGAGTTCCCCAGCGGGAACTTCCTGTTTTTCGTTGTTTGCATGATGAGCCTGCTTTGCCTGCCATAGGCAAGCTCGCGTTTGCGCAGCGCAGCGGAGCAATGAAAGCCCAAGTGGGGCTTTTAAGCGACCGAACGGTCTTGCGTTAGCAAGATGGAGGAGCCTCCGCCCCGACAAGTGACCGCTGTCCTTCCTCGCTGTTCCAGCAGGCAAGGATGGCCGGGTAGAATGCCCGTGCCAGACGGTCAATGACTTCATCGGGGTAAGGGGAAGTGTTTGTGGACTTTTTCTTTTTGTTCAAACGCACGCTCCTTTGACTGTCCCACCGTGGCAAAGTCGGGCGAGAAAATCAAAGTTCCAATTTTTATCAGGCGCAAGGGCGCGGATGCTTTCCGCCCTGCACTTGCAGCTGGTGGCTCGTTGATGGCTTACGAGTGCCTGTCGTTATGCGACTTTTTCATCGTTCAGCATTTCTTCAAACTGTGCCATATATGCCTTGTGCTGTTTGAGAATCTTCGTGGTCTCTACTTTCACATAGGCATCATCAGGCACCTTAGGGAGATACTTCATCAGGAAATCAACATCCTGCTGGATTCGCCGGACGGCAGCTTCCAGTGCAGAATAGTTGATCCCGTAGATTCGTTTCTGCGGAGCAGGGCGGGCCTCCGGGTGCAGAATCTCGTGCACGATCTGCTTGCGGTTCGGAAAATCGGCTCTGGCAAGGCGGTGCATATCGGCATCACGGACTTTGAACTGCCCGGACAGGATTTTCTCCTGCATACCGGGCACCATCTGTTCCATGATCTCCACGCCACGCATGAACTTTTCCGAGCGGACAACATAGGATTCGCTAACGTTGTTCCGCTCTGCAATCTGCTTGCGGACGCTTGTATCTGTGACAGTGGGAGGAATTGTGTCAATTTGACACAATTCCTCCGGGGCGGTTTTCTTGGAAGCAGCTGTGTGCTGGTTGTTGCCGTTTCCACCGGGCTTTCGATGCTCCACACTGTACTGCTTTCCAATGAGGAACTTCTTCTGCTCCGGGGTTAAATTGCGCCGCCCCAGTTGATTTTTGCAGATCCAAGCGAGGACTTCTTCTCTGCTTTCAAACGGGAGCGGCATGGTGGAAAAATAAATCTCCGGGTGCTTCTGGAGAATGGCATAACGATTGTGGCCGTCAACAAGGATGTTATTCCAAACGATCAAAGGAGCGAGCAGCTTACCTTCCTTGAGGATATTTTCTTCAAGCTGCTTGTACTCATCGTCCGTCAGCGGCGGAATCTGATTCTGGAACTCCGGGTCGATTTTCAGATTGATCATACGCACAACTCCTTATCTCTCGTAATGCTGCATCCGTTCGTCCTCCCGGAAGAACAACGCAACATTCTGCTTTGCGGTTTTCAGCTTGAGCAGTTCGGACTTGGCTTCCTTGTACTGCTCGTAGAACTTTGCCTTTTCGGATGCCTGCTGCGCATACTCGGCTTCCAGTTTTTTCGGGCTGGGCAGCTTTGTGATGCTGTTTGCCTTGAAATAGGCTGCTGCCGCCCGGTGCGCTGTCAGCTCTGCACGGTGCTGTTCTTCAAAGGCTGCGGGTCGTTTTGCGGCTTTTAACTGTTGTGCGATGTTTTCTTGGTGTTGGTGTAGGCTGCGACGTGATAGCGCAGCTCTTTGTTGGCTTTCATGCGACCTTCGAGGTCTTTCACTACGGTCAGTGATTCATGGAACTTGGTGTCAAGCTCTGCGATTCTCTGGTCGAGTGCGTCCTCGTCAGTCAAGCCCTTTTCTTCTAGGAGAATCAAGGTCTGTGCCATGGCTTTGAGGTTGTGTTTTTTCGCCCAACGCTCGTAGCCGATGCCCATGCCCTGCTTCAGCTTCGCCTGAATGTCCACCAATTTCCCGATGCGGTCAGGCTTGGACTGGATAGTGCGCTTGCGCTCAGCATTTTCTTTCAAGGTGGTAAGCACAAGTTCTTTCTCGAACTTGTCGCCAATGCTGCGCGCCCGGATAAACTTTGTTCTGCCAGAGGGCAGATAGCTGAGTTGCCCACGGCTTTCCTTGACGGTGATGCCGTACTGCTGCAAGAGCCTGTCGGAAAAATCTTCAAAGCTGGTGGCAAAGTACAGCACTGAAGCAATCTGTTCCCGTAAAGTGCCCTTCACAGTTTCAAACTTCTTCTGCCGGGGCTGCTGTCCAGCTGCGGTGAGGGCTGCGTTTTCACAGTCAAGTTTCTGTTGCCCACGCCTGCGCGCCCAATACTCGGCTTCGCTCACACGCTCCTTCGAGCCGTTGAGCAGGTCGATCTGGTACAGTCCGGCACCCTCGCACAGCTCCATGACCTCAACACGCAAGTGCCGCATGGTCTGGGCTGTGCTGGAGTGCTTCATGCCCTCACGCCAATCGCGGGGCTTCTGCATATAGGGCTTGCGCCCGCTCCATGGTCAGGCCGTTCTCTACTGCGTCCTTCGGGTCGAAGCTGATGATATAATGGTGGGTCTTCACGTCCGCAGACTGTTCGTAAAACAGTATTCAACAAATGACACGGCAACTAGATGTCAGGATTGGTTACTGTTCACTCCGCTAGGCCTAAAAAGCATTAAGTCCCATGACCACACCGCCGAGGTGTTG